CTCATTGATCGTATCCGACAACACGAGCTGCTCCGCAAGAGCCCAGGTTGGATCGTACATCCCCCTCAAAAGAGAGGGGAACGACTTTCCGGTCTGGGCCTTGAAGAGCTGTACTCGTGTGCGGTCGACTTCCCTACGGATAGGGAGGCCTGACCCGCCTTCGGAAAACAAGAAACCATTCCTGAGACCAAGTGCAGCTGTCTGCTTGTAGTACTTCGGGTTCCTGTCAAGGAACCTAAGCACGACAGGCTTGCTAGCTGGGAAGGTATCCACAAGATTCGAGATGGCAAAGCACGTACGCAATATAAGCGGGACGCGATTGGTCCTTTCTCCAGCGACTGATACAGTTTCCGGCTCGACGATAGACTTCAGAGGAACCGACAAGTGCCGGTTAACCTCTACAAGTCTACGCTTCGAGTAGGTAAAAGTATATAGTCGTTCGATAAAGACCGCTCGCCTCTCGCCTGAATTGCATACATAATGCTTTCCAGCCGAAAATGTGGCACCACACTCAGCAGCAATACGGTTGAACTCATGGCTTACCTCCATCCAACCACCAAACAGACCGTCGTCACCGCAAGTGATGAACCGATTGAGTCGGAACGCGGCCTTAAGGGTGACCCCGCGACGTCGGGCCACTGTTACTATCGCATGCCTCCACCAGAAGGCATGGATTAATGACAGAATGGCCCAAGTCGTAGGTAAACCCATTAAGATACCACGTTTGGACTCCTCGACATCATCTGCAGACCATCGGATGACTTGACTCCGAGTTAGCTCACGAAGAGCGAACTCTTCCACTTCTAAGAAGCGGTCGGAGTCTATCAAGCCATCCACGATGGAGGCGACGAGATCTAGAGGTAGTAGGTCGGAAGCAGCCTTGAGATCGACCGAGACAACGCACTCATCAGAACAACCTCCCAGGTACTTCAAGACATCACTGTCTTGAAATCCTTGGAGAGTTGACTGAGTCTCAGGACAGTTCCTTAGACCCCGAAGGAGTCTTTTACGAACAATGTGCCCTAGGAGGTGCATCCTCGCCGGCGATTTGGTCACCACTCTAACCTTGAGGCCCCTCTCCCTCAGTGCGGATACCTTAGACTCGGCGGAAGCCGATCCATAGGCACCGTGGAGGACGAGAGACGCTTCTAAGGTAAGAGCGTCCAGGTCTTCGGGAGGTAGGTCCAACCCGAGCTTACCGACTAAGTCGGAAGCATCAGGATGGATACCCAGGTTGCAGACGTAGGTACGTAACCCGCCTTGGCGGCTCGTTGCCTCACTGCAAGCTGAGGTAGTTGGAAGGTCCGGTCCAGGAGCAGTGCTCTTGGACTTTAGGAACCTCCGACCCCACTTCCTCCCGTATTCCCGGGCGTGTCCCAGTATTGTTACGTTGCAGGTAAAAGGGGTGACGAGATTAACCCGGTGCTCAGCGAGTGCTTGCCTCACTGCCTTCGAAGAAGGCCGAGGTAGCGCTCTGCCAATGAACGACGCTTGGGCAAAGAAGTCTTTCGCTCCATGCAGAATCCATCTGGATCTGCAAGCCGAAGAATAACTCTTTAGCTTGGAGAGAGAATACTCCATTCCCATGTCGACGACCATTGACCTGAACACTTGGTCAATCATCTCAACCCTGCCACGAGTTGCTGCAGGAAGGAAGTCCCTTAA